GCCGGACGACGGTTAACTGCAGGCAGTAAGGTTGACTGTGACATAAAAAAGGGGCTGGCAGATGCCAACCCCTTGTTTGCTATTAACTTTTAGATGTCGCGTTAGCGATACCTTAGTTAAGACGCTTTTTTGTAACACACTTGAAAAATATAACTTTTCCATAAAATTCAATGTGCTAATTGCATTTCTAGTGCAGTCAAAGGCAGTGAGATTCATGCTTAGTAGTCAATCGGTAGACATTGAAGCTTTTATGGTTTTTTAGAAATAGCTTCAACAATTTTCGCGAACAGTTCCATCTCGTTTTTAGCATACTTTTGAGTCTCAATGAATTCAGTAGTTTGCCCAGCCTCTAGCTTACCGACGGCGGAGCTAAAATTTAGACTCTCTAATATCGTAAGGTAATCTCTACTTTCATCACTGATAGCTAGAAGTTTTATGACAGCTAGAGTTTCCTCACGTGACCGTTTAATAGCTTCATAGTATCTAAAATCGTCCATGGAAGCTCTATATTGTTTCAAAAAAAAGAACGAAATAAACTCTAAGAATATTAATACGCCAAAATTTGGAGCCATAGTAATAAGAGTTTTTACAACATTCGCATCGAACTTCAAACTATGGATTTGAAAATAGAAAAAAAGCAACCCCACAATTGAGAATAAAACACCAAAAAGCAGATAGACACTTCCTCTTGAGTAAATATCTTTTGACAATAAAGTCGAAGAAGTGACTAAAGACTGTACGTATTTCTCAGCAGCCTGACTTCTTGAAAGTTCTTGTGAAATGCCCCCGCCGTCTTGACTTCCCCCATATGTTTCATTGAAATTTGTTTCAAGTTTTATAGAAAACGACCTAAGTAATATTGCAAAAACAGGGGAAATCCTATAGATCATAGTAAAAGCTAATACAATAAGCCACGAAACGCCTGTTTTTATAAAGGCAGGAGTTAACCACCATAAACTTTTGAAAGTCACTTCACCATTATAATAAACATACTCCGATGAATTGCTGGGGAAAACTGACCTTAATAAAGAAAGCCAAATTAAAAGCTCTAAAACATTTATCAACCCTTTATACGCACTCAAATAATGACTTTTATTATCCCAAAAGTTTTTTAAGAAGTTAGATGTATTTTTGGACTCCGCCTCACTTACTACCTTTTTATCTTTAACTTCATCTTTTTTGTTGTTTTTTAGATTAGGCATAACTAGACCTGCAATTTAGAAAGTGGATTTAATATTGCTGCTTCTTCAAGGTGATCCGGTGCAAAGTGAGCATACTTCATGGTTTCACGGATGTTCGCATGCCCAAGAATTCTTTGAAGTACAAGTATATTACCACCATTCATCATGAAATGACTGGCAAAGGTATGGCGTAAAACGTGAGTTTTCTGCCCTTCTATCAATTGGATATTTGTGGTAGCTAGCATTTTCTTAAATTCTTGATAACAGGGCTTGAACATCCTTCCTTGGCGTTCCTTCAGTTCGTCATAGAACCATTGCGGGATGGGAACAGTTCGGTTTTTACCGCCCTTCGTCTTAAAAAATGACAGCTTATTGGGCGAAAGTTGAGAGCGGGTTAGGGTTTCTGCTTCAGTCCAGCGAGCACCTGTAGCTAGACATACTTTGCAAATCAATGTCAGATCTAACTTGCCATAACTTTCGCATGCTTCAAGTAAGTCAGTAATTTGTTTTAAAGTTAGCCAGGACATTTCCTTTTCATCTTCCCGGAACGTCCTAACACCATCCAGTGGGTTAGGTAAAGACCATTCACCTAACCTCTTAAGCTCATTGAACACAGCGGCAAGATAGTTTTGTTCTCTGTTGACCGTAATAGGCTTTACTTTCCACTTTGATTCATCATCGTGATAGCCGTTAGAAATCTCGCCTTTAAGGCGACGATCACGGTAATGCGCCCAATCTTTAGCGGTAAGCTGGGAAGCAATCGGATCGCCTAGGCCATTACATACAATATCAAGCTTAGCTTTACGGGACTTAACCGCTTTAAGTGATTGCCCGTGAAGAGAATCCCAAAGCTTAATAAGCTCGCTCAGCTTACGGCGATCTTCTTTTTCCTTTATCCACGGTTTCTTTTCAGCTTCACTGCGTGTATAGCTTTCGTAAGCTACAGCTTCACCTTTAGTTGCAAAAGACTTGCGAATGCGTCGGCTGCCACGTCCATCTAAATAGAAGTCGGCAAGCCATTCACCAGAAACAAGTTTCTTTATTGCCACCAAATCACCTGCTGTTTTTCAATTCTTGAACAAATGCGGCTAAACCGGGATTTCCTCTGTCGGAATAGCAACAAGCGCGGAATGACTCAGCCCACTGATAACCATCGTTCTGGAATAAATCGTCTGAATTATCAATGCCAGCATATTGGCTTGAAAGTTTTAAAGCTTTTTCTCTGCTAAGAGAAAAAGTGAATGCGTATTTAGGAGCAGGTGTATATTTATGGGTTTGAACATCTAATTCTCTAGGTAGCACAGTTACTTTGATCGTATTAGCTGGAGTCTGAAACAACACTCGGTAAGCAGCGTAGACAGCTGCTTTATTAGCCTCATACTTAATATTTCTTTCAACGTCACCTTTGAAGATGGTAGGCAAAATTTGTACATGTAAAGGTTTTTTGCTCAGAACCTTATAAGAGCCGTTCTCTGGTGGATAATCATTGTGATCTTCCATCATGGCTTTCGAATCTTTGAACATTTCAGGAGCAGCCCAAGCAGAGTGAGCAAAGGCAGCAAAACAGCAAATTGTGAGAGCTATTTTAGTTTTCATAATGGCCTAGTTATTTTCCATCAGTGTGAGATAAACCATTCCGACGCATTCAACATCTTCTATCTTACAATCAAAATTAGATGATGAATTTTTAATATTTATTTTGTTTCCTGGAATTCGGGATACTGTATAAACATCATTCACTCCATCAATATTTATTAACCATAATCCATTACCTATAGCTTTCACTTCTAGATCTACAATCCATTTATTACTCCCCTTTTCCACTAACGCTGGGTTATTCACCGTTTCTGCAATCAGACTAGGGTCGCATACCCATAAGCCAGTCTTGTTTAGTTCACCGTTAAAAAGGGAATATTTTTCAATCGTTACAATTTCACTGGATGATATTTGTTCACCCTTCTTCCGCGCAATCATTTCACCAATGCCAGTAGCAAGCCATCTTAGAGAAACGCCAGTATCCAACGCACAGGTTATGACAACGTCGCCTGGGAAATAGTCGCGACGAACCCACGCACTCATTGTGCCGGAGGGAATCCCTAACAAGTCTCCAAGTTCTTTCTGCATGGTAAACCCATAAGCATGCAGAATCCTCTGAACCACTTGCTTTCCACCATTAGCTAAAAGCTGCTCGTGCAATTCTTTACCTTTTGTAAAATCATGCGGAGCTGCCTTCAATCTTACATTTTCAAGTTCGCCTGAAATTAGCCACTTCAAGTCCGCACCAGTATCTATAGCGCACTGGATAACGTAGTCACCGGGCAAGCTGCTTCTTGCAACCCAATTATTGATAGTTGGCAAGGGGATCTGCAAAAGTTCAGCAAGCTCAGGTCTTGATCTAACACCATAAGAACTAAGGATTCTTTCTAAAATCTCTTTTGCATTGCCTAAAGCGTTAGACATGATTCCCTCAAATATTCCATAGGGGTTACTTTACAATCACTCAATTGGATCATATTATCCACCCCGTAAGCCAAAATGCACGCCAATGCACTACAAAAGCTACCAACTGGAGATAATCCCCGATGACCAATCAAATTACAATACCTAGCGGTCCCGATCTGATGACATATGAACAGTTCGCACAGGCTTATGGTTACAGCCTTCGTACTGTTAAACAGATGGTTGAAGACGGTGATCTGCTTGTTATGCCGCGTAAAAAAATTGGTGGTGCTGCACGCATCAACATGGTCGCCTTCCGCGCGCGTTTGCTCGCTCAAGGTGTCAATTGCCGTTACGTCGCTGCGTAACAACTTAATTATTTAAGTTGAGCAAAGGAATGACCATGTTTGATTTCAAGACTTCCACCCATAATGACTTTGACGAAGCGTGCCGCAAGTTTGCGCTTACTCATAATATGACTGAGCTGGCTCAGCGCGCAGGTATTAAGGTGCAGACCCTTCGCAACAAGCTGAACCCAGAACAAGTCCATCAGCTGACCGTTCCTGAAGTGCTGCTACTGACCGATTTGACAGAAGACGCAACGCTGATGGATGGGATGCTGGCACAACTTCACTGCCTGCCATGTGTGCCATTAAATGAGCACGCCGCTGAAAAGTTTTCTGCTTATGTGCTCAATGCTTCTGCTCAGGTCGGAACCCTTGCTGCCAGTGCTGCTAATCACGCCAGCATTACCACCTCATGCCGTCGCGGGATTATTGAAGCAGCCAATACTGGCATTCGCTGCATGATGCTGGCTGCTCTCGCTGTCCAGACTCGCGTTCATTCTAACCCTGCGCTTTCAGGTACTGCTGATGTGTTAAGCGGTATCGGTGCATCAATGGGGATCGTTTGAGATATGGCGTTTTCAGTGGCTCCGCTTTTGAAGCGGCAAAGCCCGTCCCACGCATACGGCCACGGCTGGATTGCGGCAGATAAGGGCAGGCGCTGGCATCCAGCAATTTCGCAGGCCGAACTGCTGGCAGGATTAACGGGTAAGAGGAAAGAGTCATGGGTTACAAAGCTGAAAGTATCACTGTTCAGATGAACGCGGGTCAGCGCGCAAGTGCGCTTAATCATATCTCTGCGCTTCGTACCATGATGTACGGCGATTGCAGCAATGAACTCAAACGCTTTATCGCAGATATGCGTAATAAGCGTGATCATCAAGCTGAACAAAATGGCCGCGCACTGAGTGCGATTTTCTTCCTGGCTAATATCAGCAAAGAACGTCACAGCGTTGATTTCAGTGAACTGACGAGTGACGAAGTTAAGGCGCTGATTAGTGCAATGAATCACTTAAAAGCAGTCGTGAGTTTATTTCCAAAGAATCTGACGTTATCTAATTAATTAACCCAACGAAATTAAATGGCGTAAACCCGCCGGGCATTTTTTTGCCCGAATTCAGGAGAAAGAAAAATGCGAAATATCCAGACCCGTAATTTTAAAGCTGATGACGACGCGCTTAATGCCCTGCTGAGCAGGGCAAAAACTGAGCAGCGCAGTGATGATGCTCTATCCGTTTCTATCCGCCTGGCCGCACTGGCAATTCATGCCCGCCAGCAGGAGATGTCAGCGGCGGAAATCATCGAGCTGCTGGACAAAGAAGCAGAACGCTTTGAGAACCAGGCGCAGGAGCTGCACTGATGGCCGATTCAATGGACATGGTACAGCAGCGCGTGCAGGAAGAACTGGCGCGCAATCTGGCTAACGCGACTCACCGCCCGGCAGGAGCGAGTGAGTTTTTTTGCCTGTCGTGCGGTGAAGAAATCCCGGAGCTGCGCCGCCGCGCATTGCCGGGCGTTTCCCTCTGCGTGACCTGCAAGGAAATCAGTGAGCTGAAAAGCGTGCATTACAAAGGGGTGGCATTATGAAAACCATACTGAAATGGGCCGGCAGCAAGTCCGGCCTGATGCCTGAACTTATTAAGCACCTGCCCGCCGGTGATCGTCTGGTTGAGCCGTTTGCCGGTTCCTGTGCGGTCATGATGAATTCGGATTACCCGGCTTATCTGGTGGCGGATATTAATCCCGATCTGATTAACCTCTATCGCCAGGTTAAAGAGCATACGCGCCCGTTTATTGTCGTGGCGGCCTCGCTCTTCAATCAGAACAAAACTGAAGAGAGTTATTATAAGGTTAGAAATGACTTCAATTTCACCGCGTCGCTGCCACTGCTGGAGCGTGCAGCGCAATTCCTCTACCTCAATCGCAACGGCTACCGTGGCCTTTGCCGCTATAACAAACGCGGTGAATTCAATATTCCCTACGGTAATTATAAAGAGCCATATTTCCCGCTGGCCGAAATTGAAGCGTTTGCCGCAAAGGCTCAGCGCGCGACGTTTGAATGTCTGGGTTATAGCGAAACCCTGAGCATGGTCCGTGCCGGTGATGTCGTGTACTGCGATCCACCGTATCACGGCACATTCACCGCTTATCACACCGATGGGTTCAGCGACGATGATCAGCACTCGCTGGCCTGCATCCTGCTGGGTATCTCTAAGCATAACCCGGTCATCGTTTCAAACAGTGACACAATGTTTACCCGCAGTATCTACCGCGAATTTGGCCTGACCAAAGTCACTGCCGCCCGCTCTGTTGGCGTGGCCGCCGGTGAAGGTAAGCGCGCGCCTGAAATCATCGCAGTGCGTCACATGAGCGTGGCGGTGTAATGACTCAGGCTTTCGCATATCCCTGGAATGCCTCTAAAAAGGCAATCAATCCACAGCTGGACCCGGCGGAAGTTGCGCCGGTGTCCGCGCTTTCAAACCTGATCAGTCTTTATGCTGCAGATAACGAGCAGGAGCAGCTGCGCCGTGAGGCAATGAGTGATGAGGTTTGGGACCGCTACTTTTTCAATGAGTCCCGCGATCCTGTCCAGCGTGAAATTGTGCAGGACAGAATTGTCAGCCGGGCAAAAATGGCCCGCGAACAGCAGCAACACAATCCCGATCTGGTTATCGTGGCCGATGTCAGCGCCCAGCCTTCGCACATCAGCAAGCCACTCATGGAGCGCGTTAAGTTTTTCCACAATCTCGGCAGGCCGCAGGCTTATTCCCGCTACCTGCGCGAAACTATCCGCCCCTGCCTTGAGAGGCTGGCTCGCGTGCGTGAAAGCCAGATTTCAGCCTCCTTCCGTTTTATGGCCGGTCATGACGGGCTTGACGGCCTGCTGGCGTTGCCTGAAATGAACCAGAATCAGGTCAAGCGTTTATCTACGCTGGTCGCTGCGCACATGAGCATGTGTCTTGATAAAGCCAGCGGCCATCTGTTCGTCAGTGACGACGTGACGCCGGAGCAGGTCCGCCAGGCATGGGAAGCTGTTGCGGCAGAAGCGATGCGTCTGGACGTTATCCCCCCGGCCTTTGAGCAGCTGCGCCGCAAAAAGCGCCGCCGCAAGCCCGTGCCCTATGATCTGATCCCTCCATCGCTGGCCCGTATGCTCTGCGCGGACTGGTGGTATCGCAATTTATGGCAGCTGCGTTGTGAATGGCGTGAAGAGCAACTGCGTGCTGTCTGCCTGGTCAACAAAAAAGCGTCCCCCTACGTCAGCTTTGAAGCGGTGATCCATAAGCGTGAGCAGCGCAGGAAGTCTCTGGAGTTCTTCCGCTCACATGAGCTGGTCAGCAATGAAGGCGATACGCTGGATATGGAAGACGTGGTGAATGCCAGTAGCAGCAATCCGGCTCACCGCCGCAATGAAATGATGGCCTGCGTTAAGGGGCTGGAGCTTATCGCGGATATGCGTGGGGACTGCGCAGTGTTTTACACCATCACCTGTCCGTCGCGTTTCCACGCAACGCTTAACAACGGCAGGCCCAATCCGAAGTGGACCACGGCCACCGTTCGCCAGAGCAGTGATTATCTGGTTGATACCTTTGCTGCCTTCCGAAAGGCCATGCATAAAGCCGGGATGCGCTGGTATGGCGTGCGAGTCGCAGAGCCACATCATGATGGCACCGTACACTGGCATCTGTTGTGCTTTATGCGCAAAAAGGAGCGCCGTTCAGTCACCGCACTGCTGCGGAAATTTGCCATTCGCGAAGATCGCGAAGAGCTTGGCAACAATACCGGGCCACGCTTTAAAGCTGAACTAATCAACCCGCGCAAAGGTTCACCGACCAGTTATATCGCTAAATACGTCAGTAAAAATATTGATGGCCGTGGCCTGGCTGATGAAATCAGTGCAGAAACAGGTAAATCACTGCGTGACAGCGCAGAGAACGTCGGGGCGTGGGCGTCACTTCATCGCGTTCAGCAGTTCCGCTTCTTTGGCATTCCGGGCCGTCAGGCTTACCGGGAACTGCGCCTGCTTGCCGGTCAGGCGCTGAGAAATCAGAGCGATAAAAAGGCCGGTGCGCCGGTACTTGAAAACGCGCAGCTGGACGCCGTGCTGGCCGCTGCAGATGTGGGCTGCTTCGCCACCTACATCATGAAACAGGGCGGCGTGCTTGTTCCGCGCAAACATCACATCGTCAGAACAGCTTATGAGCTTAACGACGAGCCGACCCCTTACGGCGATCACGGTACCCGCATTTATGGCATCTGGTCCCCGTTAGTGGCGGGACGCATCTGCACGCACGCAACAAAGTGGAAAATGGTCCGTAAGGCCGTTGACGTTCAGGAGGCGACAGCCGACCAGGGCGCTTGCGCCCCTTGGACTCGTGGCAATAACTGTCCCCCTGATGAAAAACTAAACATTTCAGGGGGTGAGCCGGTATCAGTTGAACCTGTAGGGTCGGGCGAAACACCTGTGTATGGTCCGACAGATTTCAACAATATGACAAGAAAACAGCGCCGTGATCTGCTGGCGCGTCTCCGGGAGGTGAAGCCGCGCCAGAAACAGAGTTATAAGCAGGAAATTGACGATGATCAGCGGGCGCTTCTGGTTGCAGAACTGCAGGTGAGAGGATTTACCGGGGAAGAAAAAGAAATAAACCTGCTTCTGTCCGGTGGGAGCCTTAATTCTGGTGCAGGTATGCGCATTTTTTATCAGAACGGACGGCTGCAGGAAGATGATAAGTGGCGTCAGTGGATCTGAACTAATAAAGCTGGCATAAGCGAAGCCGCTAACGGCAGGTAGTACACGCTTTATCCAATCAAAATAACGGCTTGGGATCACTGGAAATTGCAGTTTTCATTTTCAGATTAGGACCGATTGAAGGAAAAAACATTTCACATTTCTTAACGCATCTACTACTGTATGGTTATACAGTCTTTAGAGTTAAGGGAGGGTAAGATGGACACTCAAGATTTGGCACCTATAAACCGTAAGATGGCTTGCGTTCAGTTCATTGCTGAGGTGTCGCTTATAGCAAATTGCAAGCAATCTGACATGAAACTGGCGATGAGTATCATCGCTGAGTTAGCTTATTCTAGCTGCGAAAAAGTCCCCGATGATGAGATTTTTTACGCTGCGGAGTAGCGTGAGTCCGCAGCCAGGCATATTGATAACGTTGCTGGTGACAAAATTTATTTTTGGCACTGGCAAGGTTGAACAACGAGTCCCACGAGGCGTTAGGCTATGGCCGGAAGCGATTCGAATTACCAGGTAGTTTACCGGGGCGAAAGCCTGATTGATTATGCGCCTGGCGGATTAGTTTTCTTTCAGCGGCCAAAAGAGAACGGCGGCGGCTTCTGGTTAGGCCGGACTTATGATGGTGTTTTCTGGCTTGAGATTTCTTCTCCCGTCTCTCTTTCTCAGGGTCTGCTTTATCTGCAGGCGCTAAAGAATCCTGTTACGGTCGATCCGAAAATCACTGAGCCAGATAACAACATGCCCCTGTTCTGACTCTTTGCAGGTGAGTGCATGTCTATGCTGCATGAATCCGCATGATCCCAAAAGGATCGTTTACCCTTCGGCCCGCCAGTACTGGCGGGCTTTCGTTTATGTCATGCACCTGCATGAAAACCGCAGCATAAAGCGGGCAGGCGTGGCGGGGCTACGAGCGCGCGCTAAGTGTCATTAGACAAGTTTTGTCGAGTGTAGTTTAATCCAATACTCTAACCTGTACTTGGAACTTACTAAGGCGATGTATGAATATTGAGCCAATTCGCGCCCGAATTAGCAAAAATCTAAAAAACCTTTTTTTAGATCCTAATAACTATCGTTTTGTTGATAACGATCAACATAAGCCAGTGTCTGATAAGGATCTATTAGACTCTACTATTCAACGTAGAACGCGAGTTTTTATTGAGGGTAATAGACAGGAAAACATTAGAGATTTAATTGCGAGTTTTAAAGCAAATGGGTTTCTTGATGTTGACATCATACAAGTTAAGGATTTAGGCAATAATAATTATTTGGTTTTAGAAGGTAATCGTCGTGTCACAGCTCTAAAAGCTTTACAAGAGGCCCATGAAAAGGGGTTTGATATTGGGAAACTTGATCCTGCAATCTTTAGAAGTGTCCCGTTTGAAATACATGATAACGATGATGTTGAAAAACATTTAATTGTTATGGGTTTAAAACATATTAGTGGAAATAAAAAGTGGTCAACATTTAACCAATCTAAGCTTTTGTACGATTTTCTAAAACCATATGAAGATAAAACCCGTGATGAATATTTAGCTAAAGAAGATGAATTGATTAACTCTTTGGGTATATCAAAAACTCGTTTGCGTTCTATGTTACGAGTTTATAACATGATCAATTCCTATAAGAATAGTGAATATGGTGAGCAGTTCGATCCAAATATGTTCGGAATATTTGAGGAGATAATAAAGAAACCCGTTATTAAATCGTGGCTTGATTGGAACGACAATGGCTATTATGCACGTGATCTCACAAATCTAAATAGACTATTTTCATGGATATCAAAAACCGAAGAATATGTAGAACCTGATATCTTGGGGGATGATGGTGATGATGATGTAAATGAAGGTGAATATATTGAGTTTGACCCTATCATTACTAAATCATTAGAAATTCGTGATTTAGCGCTTTTTATAAATAACGATGACGCAATTAAAGTCATGGAGGATGAAAGAAGCCTCGCGAGAGGTTTGGTCTCAAGCGGTTCTGTCAACCAACAAATATATAAGACTGCTTTGAATAAACTTGGAGACTCTTTGAAGGATTTGAACCTTTACAGGAATCTAATTGCTCATGAGGATTCTAGATTCCTTGATGAAGCTAAGGAGCAGTTAATACAGATCATACCTAAACAAAGTTCTATTAACATTGAGGATGGTAATTTTACTACTAATTTTGAATATGGAGTAAGAGACCATTTTAAATCAGTTAATATAGAAAAGTACAAGTTTTTCAAAAAATTCAAGCTTGATAAATTCAATAAAATAAATATCATTGCTGGCTTTAACAATGCAGGTAAAACTTCACTTCTCGAGGCAATCTACCTTCTTACCCAAAGAAATGACATATCTTCGCACTTTAATTTAATTCGCCAAAAAAACAAAATTAATACTTTAACGCCTACATTATTAAATGCTCTCTTCCAAGATAAAATAGATATTAAAGGTGAGTTCGATAATTGTAGTGTGTCAGTTGAAATGTTGAAATATGATGATGCTTCTATCGACAAGCAGGATGATTACATTGCTTCCTACAAACTAAATTCTAGTGTTGATGGTGAATCTGTAAGTAATACAGTCCATACATTCATGCATGAGCGCATGCGTAGAAATGCGGACCAAGTTTCTCACCTTTGTTCATCATCTTTTAAAAGCCCTTATTTTTACGATATTGATGAATTATTAAAGGATTATAATAAAAGTTTAGGTGCTAATTTAATATCAAAAGAAGCGGAAAAGAATGAAGAAATTAGGTCCGCAATAAGTTTGGTTGTTGATTTCCTCAACAAAATAGAGCCGACTATTAAGGATGTTAGATTTACCGAGGATATGGATCTAAAACGATTTATTGTCGAGTCTTCGTTCGACATTGATAGGAATTTTGATCTAACCTCATATGGTGAAGGAATTCAGCGTATATTCTATATTGCTTTATCTTTTGCTGCATGCCGAAATGGTGTTCTATTCATTGATGAATTTGAAACTGCGATACATTATAGTTTGCTACTACAATTTACTAGATTTACACAAGAGTTATCTGAGAAGTTTAATGTTCAGCTGTTTTTAACCTCGCATTCTGGTGAGTGTATATCGGCATTTTTGGAAAATGGTTATAAGAATGAGGATATCACTGGTTTCCAGTTGAGCAAAAAAGATGGCAAAGTCCAAGTAAAAAGTGCTGAAGGCGATCGATTTGGCTATTTAGTTAAGAATGTTGATCTTGATATTAGAGGGTAATTTAATGGCTGATAAATCATATGAGAAAGTCATTGTTGCTATCTGTGAAGGACAACATGACGTCGCTTTTTTAAGCAGAGTGCTTTTAGTTAATGGATTTTCTATTCAGGACAAAAAGATTGGTCAATTACCTGAGCCATTTAATAAAAGATTTGAAGTTGAACTAACTGAAGTAAGGGTGCCGGATAGAAAATTAGGCTTTCAGGCGCCCGGTCCAAACTTACCATCAGTAAGTTTTGAAAAAGATGGTCGATTGGTTTTTGTCCACAATTTGAATGGTGACGGAAGAGTTAAAGAACGTAAGAAATTGATAAAAATGTATAGGGATTTATCTGGTGATGATGATTTCAGCATTCAAATTCCTTATAGGTTTTTGTACTTTTTTGATGCGGATGATATAGGAGTAAGGGATAGGTTATCTGAAATTCACGGAGAGGTTGGTCTAGATGAGTCTGTTGAGCTTTCGAATGGTAAGGTTGTTACGTTTGAGGGTATCGAATGGGGAGGCTATATTTTCCATGGTGATCAGGCGGATAAAGGAACACTTGAAGACCTTCTTTTGAGTCATTTTGATAATAAAGTTACCTCTCTTAAATCATCTATTGAGACTTTCCTTGTTAGCAACCGCCTTGACGAGGAGAGAACAAAACGGTTTATTTTTAATGAAGGCGTTGAGGCTTATTCAGGTAAGTCTAAATATTATACCAAGAAATCGGTATTGGGAGTTTTTGGACAGTTACAGTTTTCAGGCTCCAGCAACGCGGTAATGATAAATCAAACTGATTTCTTAAAGGCTGCAGATATTGTAGGTTGCCAGCAATGTATTTTGATCAATACAATGTTTGATTGAATTTAAATACTTCTTCAAGCAAGGCCAGTTTATTATCGGCCTTGCTATTATTAGTCTAAGTTATACTCTTTAAACGAAATTATTTTTTGATCAAGCCAACTGTTTATAGCTAAAATTTGTTGCTGCAAAGGTATTATTTCGTTTTTAAAAAATACTTTTGCAGCTTTTTCTATATCTCCAAAACCTCCTGTATTATTTGGAATGATCCCCATCATCTGAGGCGGAACGCGGTGCGCTGCCATCATGTCATCACGGCTTACGTTCTTAATATTAAGGAATTCATCCTTCGCCGCCACCTCAGAAAGCGGGATAATCTGGATGCCGTCCTTTTTTCCGTTCGGGCTGTACATAAACAGGTTACGGAAGTTGCCCGGCCCTTTCGCACTTTTCATGGCACCGCGGATATTGTCCACGTCCTGCTGGCTCTGCGCCGGGTCGGTCATGTACATGATAAAACCTGCATGGCTGCCGTTCAGGTAATACTTGCGGCGGAACAGCGTAGCCGACTCATTGAGCAGCGCCGACGGTATAGCCGACAGATAGCCCGGCAGGCCGTAAATCTCCTGATTGATGTCCGGCTCCATCAGGTGGAAGACGCTGCCCTTCTCAAATTCGTAAGGCTCCGCGCTGATGCCATAGTGCGCATACCAATATGTGTCCAGGTCGAGGCCGCGACGGGTGAACTTCGCCAGCGACGGTTCCAGCTTCAGCACGTTACCCAGGCGGCTGGTCCGCTTCTCCAAGTAGGCATTACCGAAAATCAGGTAATCCAGCGCAAAGCGGCTGAACGCCTGCTGACTCAGCAGGGGATGCGGAATAAAGGTACTCGCCAGAATATTGCACTTCACGCTGATGGGTGAGCTGTGATGCACGGCGGCACGGAACGTGCGCGCCAGCCCGTCAACGCTCACGGGTGGTTCATACCAGCGATCATTGATAACGCACTCCACGTAATCCAGCAGTTCGCGGCGGTCCAGTACCGGGATCGGGTCGCCAAAGGTAAACGCCTCCGACGCTGCCCCGCTGGTCATGTTATCCGGCTGCGGCACGGGCTGCGTGCGGGTGCGGTTCCTGCGTTTGCTCATCAGTAAATCTCCACAATGTTCTGGGTGTGTGCCGCCTGTCCCTGCAGCGGCTCGTTTGCCAGCGCGTGCATGGTCGCCCAGGCTAAATCACCGTGGCTGACTTCCTCACTGCGGCTGGTTTCATAGGTCGGTCGGTTGCCGCTGGTCGTGGTGGCCTTGCGGATAGACATGAATGACTGCGCGATGTCGAGGTGGCTGGCGTCAAACTCCAGCCGCCCGCTGGCGATGGTGTCGTAAGCCTTAAGCACCAGGGCGTTTTTCACGTTCGGGTTATAGACAAATTCTTTCACCTGCGGAAAGAAGGCTTTGACGTTTTCGTAAACGCCCAGCCCGACGCCGGTGGAGTCGATCCCGATATAGGTCACGTTATACTGCTGCGTCAGCGTCCTGATGGCGTCGGCCTGCGCCCGGAAGTCCATGCCGCGCCACTGGTGCCGCTCAAGGATGCGGAACTTACCGCCCGGCACGGCCGGCGGAGCCATGACCACGCACCCGGCGCTGTCGCCGTTCTGCGTTCCCTTCGCCGGGTCGTAACCAATCCATACTTCTTTCCAGCCGAACGGTCGCAAGGCCAGCGCCTCAAAGTCGATCCAGACTTCCCAGCTGTCCACCATGCACTTCTGCAGCATGGCCAGCTGGAACACTGACGCCAGATCGTCCATGAACACGCACATCAGCAGGTTCTGATAGTCCTCCGGGCTGTAGCGCGTGCGTAGCTGCTCCAGGTCAAACAGGTCACAGCCGCCGCGCACGGCATCTTCAACCGTGACAATCTGGCGAAACTGGCCGTCTTCGCAGAGGCGCCCGGCGGCCAGTGACTGATGGCTGAGGTCGATATCAACCCTGTCCGCTTTGGCCCGGCCCTTGTTGAACTGCGAACCGGACCAGAACGGATAGGCGCTGTGGGTGAGGCTGGACGGGGTGGAAAAGTAGGTTTCGCGCCACTTCTTGTGCAG